CTTAGGAAAAGATTTTAGTCAATTTAAACGAAATTTAATTGATTTTGCTAAACAATATTTTCCGACATCATATACTGATTTTAGTGAATCATCACCTGGTAGTTTATTTATAGAAATGGCTGCGTATGTTGGCGATGTATTATCATATTATGCAGATAATAATCTTAAAGAATCATTATTAGAGCAAGCTGCAGAACGCGGTAATATATATGACTTAGCTCGATCGTTAGGATATCGTCCACTAAATGTAGTTCCAGCCCATGTAAAATTAGATATATTTCAAATCGTGCCGGCTATAGGATCTGGGTCATCTGTTCAACCTGATTTTAATTATGCATTATCAATTAAACCGGGTATGCGTATAAAACAAGCATCTGGAACTTCTGTATTTAGAACATTAGATACTGTAGATTTTGGGTTTTCTTCTTCATATGATCCAACGGAAATAACAGTATATGAAAGTAATCCTACTACATTACAACCTACTTATTATTTATTGAAAAAACAAACAGATGCAGTATCTGGAGATGTAAAAGTAGCTACATTTTCATTTGCTACACCGGTTGCATATGACAAAATCGTTCTACCAGAAACTAATATTATTGAAATAATTTCAGTTACTGAATCAGATGGAGATAATTGGTATGAAGTACCATATTTAGCTCAAGATACAATTTTTGAATCAGTTCCTAATCTAGCAGAAAATGATCCAGAGTTATCAGTATATCGAGCATCGTCTCCTAGTTTATTAAAATTAAAGAAAACATCAAAAAGATTTATTACTAGATTACGTAGTGATAATCGTTTAGAAATACAATTTGGAGCTGGAATTTCTGATAATAATGATGAAGAACTAGTTCCTAATCCTACAAACGTAGGGAATGGCTTAGCTGCACTGAGGAAAAATATTGATGTCGATATTGACCCTTCAAACTTTTTATATACAAGAACATACGGACAAGCACCAGCAAATACTACGTTAACTATAACATATACTATAGGAAATGGCATTGTGGATAATGTTCCTGCTAATGTTTTAACTAGTATAGATTTTATTGAATATGATGAAGATATTAATTCAACAACATCGGTTAGTGTTACGAATTTTGTAAAAAATACTGTAGCAGTATCAAATCCTGTTCCTGCAACTGGTGCTAAAACAGCTGATAGTTTACAGGATATAAAAAATAATGCTCTTGCAAGTTTTGCTACTCAAAATCGTTTAGTTACAAGAGATGACTATATTATACGAGCATATTCGATGCCAGCAAAATATGGAAGTATTGCTAAAGCATATATTGTACCTGATGATCAAATTGCCCAATCAGATTATCAAGGAACTAGAATTCCTAATCCATTAGCAATGAATTTATATGTACTAGGATTTAATCAAAATAAACAACTTGTTAAACTTAATGATACAATTAAAACTAATTTACAAACTTATTTAGATTATTATAGAATTTTAACGGATGCTGTAAATATAAAAGATGCATTTATTATTAATATAGGTTTAGATTTTGAAATTTCGGTATTATCAAATTATAATAGTAACGAAGTTTTATTAAATTGTATTAATGCACTTAAACAATTCTTTGACACAGACCGTTGGCAAATAAATCAACCTATTGTATTATCAGATATCTTTAATGTGATAGTTAACGTAAAAGGAGTACAATCTGTAGTTAATGTGAAATTTAAAAATTTATATGATTCAGATTTAGGATATTCTGGAAATGTATATGATTTAAATGCAGCTACTAAAAATAATGTAATTTATCCATCATTAGATCCTAGTATATTCGAAGTTAAATTTCCAAACCAAGATATTAAAGGTCGAGTTGTAAATTATTAAGGAAATAAATGTTTAGAATATTTTATGCAGAACAAGATGCAACATTATATGAATCAGCTACAGAGTATAATACTGGATTAGATCCTATATTAGAAATTGGTAAACGATTAAGCACTAGCGGATCTACATATTTAAAATCTAGAAGTGTTATTAAGTTTGATATGACTGAAATTTCATCGTCATTATCAAAATATAATAAAACAGTTAATGATTGTAAATTCATATTACAATTATATACTTCAGATGCAAAAGACTTACCAGCACAATATACAGTAACTGCTAAAATGGTTGGTCAATCTTGGATAAATGGTACTGGATATTTATCTTCATTAACAACAGATGGCGTTTCATGGAATGGTCCGGAATCCGGATCTAATTGGATTTCTGGAAGTCAACAAATAGAAATTGGTACTAGCGATTTATATATTTCGGGATCTGGTACTGGTGGAAATTATTTATACTATTCAGGATCCGGAACAGCACCGATATTACAAGTTTCAGAATCATTTTCATATAGAACTAGCGATGTTAATTTAAATGTAACTCAACCAGTAAAAATTTGGTTAAGTGGCAGTTCAGGTCAGTCGATACCTAATTATGGTTTCATGATACAATTTTCAGATATAGATGAGTCTAATGATAATGTCCATGGTTATGTAAGATTTTTTAGCAGAGATACTCATACTATATATGTTCCTAAATTAACAATGTATTGGGATGATACTTCTTATAGTACCGGGTCAATGTCTGAAATTAATTTAGAATCATATGCAACATATACAAATATTAAATCAACATACAAAGATACTGAAGTTGCAAAAATTAGAATATATGGAAGAGATAAATATCCTAGGAAATCTCCTACAAATACATTTCCATATGAATCAGTAAAAGTATTGCCTGATACTACATATTATTCAGTTGTCGACGCAGCTACAGATGAAGTCATTATTCCGTTTGATGATATTTATACTAAAGTAAGTTGCGATAGTACTAGTAATTTTATTTATTTAGATTTCAATGGTTTAATGCCAGAACGTTCATATCGTTTGCAATTGAAAATAGTAGATGGATTTATAGAACAATATATCGATGACCAAATATATTTCAAAGTAGTTAGATAATGGCAAAACAGCAAAATACCAAAGTTGATTCGATATCAAACGAACAAAACGCTCGATACCAAAAACGAGGTATTACATACGTTTCAAATATTTCTACAGTGAATGTTCGAGATGAAGCTGGAAATATTTTATTTACCGAAGGCAAAAATATTCGTCCGGTAATTATTGAGCCTATAACAGCTAGAATAACAACTACGTCTGTATTAAAAATATTAGATACACAATTTAATTATTTTAAATTTCCAGCTCGCACTACTGCAGTTGATGAATCATTAGATTTAGATTTAGATTTGAATTTAGATTTAGAATTAGAATTAGAAGATACAGCAGCTGCTATTGAATCAAATTCTCCTTCAACGCCAGCTCGATATAAACCTAGTGCAAATCAACAAGTAGTAAAAGCAAATGCAGATACATCGCAACCTATAGATTTATCAGTAGTAACAGTTGGTCCTGCGCAAACTAATAAAAATTCATTTACGATTGCGCAAGATTTAATTGATTCGGGTAAATCTTTAAAAGTTACAGGTGTTATAACTACACAATATAATGATAATAGTAGCTCCGAAGTTGGATTTTTAATATCATATACAAAACCAGATGGCGTTACTAACAAGTTCACAAATGCAGGTCAACCAGGCAATAATGGAACTTTATATCCAAATGGTATTAATAATAATAAAAAAGTTTCAGACGAAGGCATTTATGAAACTATTATTGATTATACTATTGCTGCAAAAAGTATTTTAGATATTGGCGAAGGTGGACAAATTTTTATATCTGGATTTGCTGAAGATCAGAAAGAAAAGAAAAATCATACAATATTAGCAAATAGTACATATGTTAAATTTGAGGCAGTATAAAATATGTTAACTCAATATAAAAATATCAAAGAGATTGACGCAGCTAAAGGATCGGTATCAGCTGATCGTTTAGTTCGTACAAAAAAAGAATTTCTTTCATATGATGCTCAGGAAACGTATTATGTTAATAAAGAAATTTTAAAATCGGATGATTCATCTAAAATAGAATTTCATGTATATTCAGGAAATAACTGGATTACAGGTAATCATAAAATTAATTACTTAAATAAGATACCTGATCTTAAAGGCCCTACTGGTAAACCTATTACTACTAATTCTGCAATTGGAATTGATGTATTTAATGAATTACAATCTTTAAAACTAACAACGGGTAATTTTAAATTTGTTATCAATTTCTTTAAAAATTTAATAGGTAGTTATGAGCGGCAACATTTAAGAATTGATGAGATTTCTCCAGATCGTACGGAAATTAGATTGCGTGCAATTGACGATGATGATCCTGAATTTTTGCAACAAATAACAAATTATATACAAACTGTTGATCAAACTAATTCTAGATTTTACAAAAATTACTTACTTAATTTTAGTAGGAATCAAACGGTATTATTTGTAAATAGTGTTGTATATGGCGAATATTTATATGTAAAACTATATGAACCATTACCAGCTGAATTTCAATTAGATTTTAAGTGTTGGGTTGTAGAGGAACAAAAAGATCCTTATATTGATAGTGTTTCTATAGTACCTAAACCAACAAAAAAACAATTTAATACATTAGCAGGCCCTAATTGGCAAGCTAATTATGCATTTAATACATCAGCTGAAACAGAATTAAAAACTTGGACCGATCTATTAGGATCATCAGTACAAACATCACAACAGATTGTAGATACATATTTTTCTGGTAGTTTAGGTTCTACAAATTTGAATATAGATTATTCTGATTTTAATAATTTTATTTTCTATAGTTCCGCAACAGAACGTTTAGCAAATTTTAAATATAAATTAGAATTAATTGAATATTATGCATCTCAAAGTAGCTACGTATCAACATTATCGGGTAGTGTTGCTACTACTAATGCAACTGATTTTACTTCATTAAAAAATAATTTAATCGGTGGCTTTGATGCTTTTGAGCAGTATTTATATTATGAATCATCTTCAATTTTAACTACGCATAATATACCGGCAATATCTCCGACTGTAGCTGTACTTACTGGTAGTTATATTGCGCCGGCACCTAAAGTTAATACAACTAAACCATATACTTTATATTCAGTTAATAGTACTGAATTTGAGAATTGGTATAAAGAATTATCTGCAACGGCTTCGTTATATGATTCATTGAATTATAATTCTTTAATAAATGCAATTCCAGAATATATTAGATTTGATGCATTAAATGAAAATTTATTAATATTTACAAACATGTTAGGACAACATTATGATATACTTTATTCATATGTTCATAACATGACAAAAATTAATAATAGAGAAGAAAATCCAAAATTAGGAATGCCAAATGAATTATTATATTCAGTTGCAAAACAATTTGGGTGGAACTTAACTAATGGTCAACAATCTAGCGAATTATGGGAATATGTTTTAGGAACAAATGAATCTGGTACTCCGTATACTGGTTCATTATCAGTAGGAGATCCTGCTGTTTCTAAACAAGATATGACATATGCAGTTTGGCGTCGCATTATTAATAATATTCCAATGCTATTAAAAAGTAAAGGTACTAAAAGAAGTATATATGCTTTATTAGCTTGTTATGGAATACCAAAATCTTTCCTTACCGTTAAAGAATATGGCGGACCTAGAATCGATAGAGCTCCAGTATATGAAAAATTAAATTTTAATTATGCATTAAATACGAGCGGAAGTAATACAGGTCAATTCGAAATTGTAAATATAGGTGCTAGCAAATCTGTAGGTTCTATTGAATTTCGTTTTAGAGTTCCAGATGTTGTACAACATCCAACTATTCCTAGCAAAATGCTTTTATACACTATTAATTCAAATCACAATGTTGGTTTAGAATTTACAAGTGGTAATAAAGGAGTTATGCAGCTTAATGGTACTAGTTCTGGAGAATTTGAAATATTTAATGGCGAATGGGTATCTACATTATTACGCGAAACTGGTTCGAATGTTGAATTAATTGCTAAACGTTCAAAATACGGAAAACTTATAGCAAGTGCATCTGTTACATCGTCAGGTGCAATAAATAATTCCGGAACATTTATATTCGGGACATCTAGTGCTCAATATGGTTCTAGATTTGTAGGGCAAGTTCAAGAACTTCGTTTTTGGTCTTCGAGTTTAAATGATTTAGCATTTAATAATCATGTTAAAGCACCAGGTGCTTATAATAATGATAATGTAGCTTTAGATGTATATGATGATTTAATTTTTAGATTACCATTAAATGATAATGATAGTATTTCTACAACAGCTACATCTAGTTTTTCTGGTTCGCAACCGAATGCATCAACGTTACCAACTGCATCGTTTTATGGATGGGCATCTTCTCTACCGTGGCAAGATGTTGAACAAACATATTATTATGATGCACCTTCGATTGGAGGAGGGACATATGATGATAATAAAATACGTTTAGAATCTAATCAATTGGTTGGAATGTTAGATGTGAAATCTAGAGCTGAACGTAGTCAATTTGATAAAGCTCCATTAGATAGTAATCGTTTAGGTGTTTATTTTTCGCCACAAACAATGATTGATGAAGATATCATTGCGCAATTAGGATTTGAAGATTATGATGATTACATTGGCAATCCGAGCGCAGTTAATCAAAAATCATATCCAGATCTTATACGAGTTGCACAAACATATTGGAAAAAATATCAAGATCGAAATGATATCAATGCATATATTAATATGTTTACATTGTTTGATTTATCATTTTTCAAACAATTAGAACAATTATTGCCGGCACGTGCTGAGAAAGTTACTGGTATTTTAGTTCAGCCTAATTTATTAGAACGTAGTAAAGATACCATACTTCCAAAAATTGAACGTTACATTTCAGATTATGAAACAATTATTGCAGGAGTTTCTCCAACGGCAAGTTCTGAATATATAAATTATGTAGGAAATATAAACGGCAAAGTATTATCTATAGTAGCGGAAGATGACAATCAATGGCAAGGATATTTAACAGCATCTACCGCTGAGAAATATGATAGTATGCCATATTCATATGAATATCTATTACGTTCTGGAAGTACTTGGTTTACTGCATCATCTCCTTATTGGTTAAGTGATGTATTACAGCCAATATACCTAGATGCAATTTCATCAACAACGAGATTAGTATCTGAGTCTGTTTCATATAGTACTGGATCTGGAGGTTCGGGTATTACTGCTACATACGGAACTGGAACATATGGTACTAGTACATATTATTTAGATCCAATTGGCCCAGGTTTCTCTGGAAGTTTAGCTCAAGTGCAAGATTATTTACCAACAGGTATTCTTAATCAAAGATATGCTGGATGTAAACTATCTT